ATAGAAGTTGATGAACCATAGCTACCAGCTGTTACAGACGTGTTAGCGAGCTTTGTAGCGTCAACTGCGTCGTCCGCAATCTTTGCTGTTGTAACTGCTCCGCTAGCAATAGTTCCTGTTGTAACTGTGTTTGCACTAGGAGTATTTAAGTTTACTGTTGACCCGATTGTAATGATAAAGAAATCAGAACCACTAGCAGGAGCGGAAGCAAATATAATATCCCCACCGTTGATAGCAAAGCCTTCGCTTGGTTGACTGGTTCCACTGTTAGGTTTCTGAATGACTCCATTGATGCTAACAAGGTGTTGTTCAGCAACTGTTCCTGCGTTGCTAAGTGTAAATCTGTAAGCTGAACCATTGAATGTTGCACTGCCTCCACCAGTTGCTGATGAACTAGATATTGTGTTTATAAAAAATTGTCCGACTGACTGTGTTTCTTCAAACGAAGAAGTTGAGCTATTATATACAAGTAATTTATTTGAGCCAGTATTAAAGAATAAATCACCAGCATCATTATTAGTTGTAGGGTTTGTAGAACCAACTCTGTATCTTTCGGAAAAATCATTTATTTGTCCACTAAGACCAACAAGATCACTTTCTGCAAGTGTAGCTTTATGGTAGTTATATATCTGACCAGAACCAGTTGACGTTACAATAAAACGTACACCTGTAGTTACAGTAGAGCTATGAAAGTTAGAAGGTATGTTGTTTATTGTAACAGTAGAGCCACCTACAGTTCTACCTGTTGTACTTGTACCACTGCTATTTACAACTAAACCAGCTGCGTCTGATATACTAACAGTAGCACCTGATTGCGGTTGTGTATTAGGAAATGATACTTCGTTAGCTATAGCTGTAAAGCCACCAAATGTAGACAGCTGTCCAGCTACATAATCAACGATAGCACCAGAAGTTGGTAATTTAGTATCGTCGTCTGTAACTGTAGTTTGTTTTAAATCATTAGCTAACTTTGCAAGTGTTACGTTGCTGTCAGCTATTTTATCAGTTGTTACGTTAGCATCTGTAATTTTAGATGATGTAACAGCGTTAGATGCAAGTGCTGTTGAATCTATAGATGTAGGAGCATAGTGCTCGGTATCTAATGAGTCAGCAGCTATGTGTTCTGAGTCAACTGCATCGTCTGCAATCTTAGTACCATCAACAGCGTCAGCTCCTAGTTTTGCTGTTGTGATTGCACCGTTTGCTATATCAGCTGTACCAACAGAAAGATCTGTAATATTGGTACCTACTACACTTATATCTGTAGGTAATGTACCTCCAGCTAACTTTGCCATTGTTACAGCATTGTCAGCTATTTTATCTGTTGTAACTGAATTAGTAGCTAATTTAGCTTCTGTTATATTAGCATCTTTTATTTTAACTGTAGTTACAGTGCTAGTTTGAAGATCATTAGTTTTTATAGTTTGCACTTGTTCTTGTGCAGAATATAAAGCTTGATCTACTATATTATTTAAGTCACTAGCTCTAATAGACGAACCAGCAGCAAATACAGCTTTAGGTGAGTCTACATCTGTTAATCTATAAATATGAATTTCTACGTTTGACCCGGGAGCCGAGTTAAAAACAACGTTTGTACCAGAAATGGAGTAGTCGTTGTTAGTACCACTTGTGTTTTCAGTTTTTAATACATTGTCTAATTCTACTTTGAGATCAGAGTTCTGCAATATTGGGAATGAGTACGCGTAAGTGGTGGTGGAACCATTACCCGTATAAAAATGTTCAGTTGTTGCCATTTGTTTTTACAAACGATTTGCTCGATCTTGAAGTCTTAAAATTTCTTCTACGTCTCCAAGTTGGGTGGCTTCTTTTATTTTTGCATTATAGTATTGTTTTTGTTCAACATTACTACGATCTGAGATTCGACCAATGGCAAACGATTGTGCGTCTGACAATGCCTCACGTAGTCGTTGATGTAATAATATAAATTGTTTTCTATCTATTTCTGCACCAGTTTCAGCAGCTTTTTTATATGCAGCTCTAAATCTTTTACCGTCAGCAGAGTTCATAATTTTAGTAATGGCTTTTTTAAAGATTTTATCTTCACCCATTAATCTAGTAACTTCTGATCTTTGTGCTGAGGTTAGTTCAACACCGTTACCATCAGTATTTAACTGTGGTCTACCGTCAAACTCTACATCTATAAGAAACTGTTTTTCTGGAGACATACCGTCTCTTACCTTAAATACAGGTGCGTAGGCGTTCCATGCTCTTGTCCAGAAACTGTCTGGTTCTCTAACTTTACCACCATCTACCCAGTCATATGCAGCAGGAAGTTGTCCTTTTGAACCGGGGTTTCTGTTAGCTAAAAGTTGTGTAAATTCATTTTCTACTTCTTTGATTCCGGGACTCATTAATCTAGATAGCTCATTTCTAAGTCCACTACCCGGTACTAAACTACTACCAAAACTTGCAGTCCAACGAGCTGTTGCACTTGGGTTACCTTGTAGTACGTCGTACAATGGTTCTATACCAGCTAAGAATGTTTTGTTTGTTAAGTTAGCTGCTATCACATACATCATCTTTGCCATAGAAGTATCCATAGTATTAGTATCTAAAGTACCATCAGACCCTATTACGTCAAAGTTATCCATGATGTCAGCAGTAACTGCAATCCAATCACTTATAGCTCCTAGTCCTTCATAGCTATACCATTTACCATCCCAACCTTTGTAACTTCTAGGTTGCCAACCAAGTTGGTTTCTAGTACGTTGTCTAGTCTTATCGTAAATACCATTACCATGTAATCTGTCAGAGGTAAACATAAGTGCTGCACCTGATACGGCAAATGCACCTATAGCTTTTCTACCTTTTAATTCTGCACGTATTGTTTCATACGCCATTTCTAGCTTGTCATCAGCTAAACCAGTAATACCTCTTTGCTCTAGTAAGTTTCTAACATTGCTTATTGATTGATTAGCAAACGGTTCTGAATATTCATTTAACTGTTTAACAATTAGACCCATTGGGTTATGTGAACCAGTAAATTTAATCATGTTTGTTGCAGTACGAGGAAACATGAAAAAAGGTCTAAGTAATGGAAAACGTTTAATAATAGAGTTAAAACTATCAACAGCAGGACTGTCTAAGTTCATAGCTATTTCTTTAGACGCAAATTCTACACCTTTATCTGTAATCATGCCTGTATCATCAAACAATTCTCTGTAATACTTTTTATTTAACCTTTCAATACCTTTAGCTGTTAGTTTTTTCTTACCAGTTCTTTTTATCATATCGTCATATACTTTACCTCTAGTTTCTACAGCTCCGATAAACGCTCTAGTAAATCCGTCAAACGCTGTCATGGAGTTAGCACTAAAACGTAACCATGGATGATTAGCTATATCATTCATAGCTTCTATCCTGTCAACAATTCCTGAAGGACCAAAGTTACCTGATTTTTCTTGTGCTTCTGCAAATGCTCTAAGAGATTTTATCTGACCTTCGTTCTTAATTGCAATATCTTCTCTCATTACATAACCTACAGAGTTAGGGTCTGTCCATGCTTTACGAAACACAAGTCTCATGTGATCGAAAGATTTTTGCATAGTATCACCTATACCTCCAAAGTACATGTAACTAGCTCTTCTCATAATATCCATATCTCTCTGCATCACCGCTCCGGCTAATGTAGCAATAGGTCTTTCTATCATCAAAGCCATGTTAGACGCAGCAGCTTTTAGTGGTGTACCAATAGCTGACAAAGTAGAGTTGTATATATTAGACCAAACACCTTGCATAAACATTGACTCATATTCTGGGTCAAAATCAATAAATGCTTTTTTCATTATACCAGTAGAATTAGCAAAATATCTATTTAGTTCAGCTATGTTGTTAACTTTACCGTCAGTAAACTCATAAGCTAACATTAATGGTTTTAACATTTCTGGTCGCTCTGCATTTATTTGACGTATGGTGTCTATAGTTTCAGCAGATTCTTTTGTTATATTTTTTAAATTATCTAATGTTTCTTTGTTTGCACCTTCCATAAAAGCTAGTGCATTTTCCATAACCTTTTTCTTACCACCATGATTTCTAAAGTCTAACTTCTTCATGCGGTTCCAAAGGTTTATCATATTAAGTGCCCTACCTCTTGCGTAAGATGTTTGACCTTTTATATTCATTAGATATTGTAAACGATCTAAGACTTGTTCTTGTGCCTGTTGTACAGCAGCAGTACCATTCATTAATCTAGCACCTTCTGCCATATCTTTCACTTGGTCAGCCATAGACTTACCAACATAAGCTTGAGCACGAGCTAAGTCCATATTCATGTAGTCATCAAAGTATTTTTTAATAGCATTGAATACACCAACATAACCCTCAGAGTTTAATACTCTAGTACCTGAGTCTACGTCTACACCAGAGAAGTTGTCTATGACACGCTTCATCTCGTCTACATCCATATCATACAAAGCTGCTGCTAAGTCTTCACCATTTTTAACTACTTCTGCATGTGTTATTTTTGGACCATTAGGTGAGTGCCATTCTATATCTAATTGTAAATCTTTAGATAATTGTTTCATAGTTCCTAATCCAGCATCATCAAGGTTAAGACCTTCTTTTAATGCAGAGTCAGAAAACACACTACCTACGCTACCATGTACACTGTCAATATTTTTATTAATACGTACAACGTCGACTGATGCAGCTACGATACCTCCGGGGTCGGTTGTTCTAAAACCTACTTCGTAGTCATCATATATATCATGTACACCTTTTATTGGTTGATCTAAATTAATATTACCGTCTGCATCTGTAGCTAGAGATAAATTACGTTTACCTATTTCATTAAACTCTTGTACACGTTTAGCGTTGTTTATAGTTATTTCTTCACCACCATCTTTAGTGCCTTTACCCCAAGTGTTTTTTACAAACTCTTTTGCTTTTTCATTCTTAGGTACCCACTTAGTTGCATCATCTACACCTTTCATAGACCTAGCTATCTTAGTAGCTCCTAATATAAAATCACCAAAAAAACTAAGACCTATGCCTTCGTTTCTATTTTTCATTCTTTTAGTATCAGGACTATCGGTGTCGAGTGTAGCAATGTCGTCTGGTATCCAGCCATAAGTGCTTGGCCAAGTCTTCTTTAATGCACCAGATGCGTTGTCTTCAAATTCATTAAATTCTACAACTTGGTCTACTATTGCACCAGCAGCAGCGTCAATACCAGCACTACCAAACCACTTCATAAGTCGTTTGTCACCCATTGCCCATTTTAGTTTTGCATGAGCACTAGCGCCTTGCTTTTTTAAAAAACCAGAAAGGTTTAGTGAAGGTATAATTATTGAAGACATTTGTCTTATACCTTGTAAAGTAGAACTTTCGTACTTAGGTAACTTAGGTAAGTTTATCCCGGGTATAAGGTTTACAGTGTCTGTTAAAAAATCTACATAGCCAGCTCCAGCAGCAGAAGCATAGTTAGCCCAGTTAAGAGGATTTCTTAAATCTGCTGATTGACCACCAAAAGTATCTGCAAAAGTAACTTTTTCACCTTTTGCTTTTTTTTCTTTTAGTCGTTGATCTAGTTCCTTTCTAGTAGGACCTCTTTTTTCAACTGGTTGAGCTTCGACTGGTGTAGATTGTTGTTGTGTTGTTTCCGTAGAAACCTGTTGAGATTGATCTGTAGTAGCTTGTTGTCCCTGACCTTGGTCTACAGGTGTTTGCTGAGTGAGTCCTAGTTCGGCGTCTTGTTCAGCAAACAGCTTTTTAGCTTCTTCTGTAATAATAGGGGCTACGTTTTCTATCTCATTCAATACTTCGTCGTTCATTTTACTTAAAGTCTTTTCTTACTGTGTTAGCTAGTGCTTCTTTGTTTGTACCACCACTATATTTGTATACAGCTTTGTTGTACTCAAGAAGTTCATAATCATCTAGTTGAGCAAAAGGATTTTCTACTCCAAAGTCTATATCTAATTTAGGTAGTATTTCCATTGCAGCAGCGTACTCAGAAAATGTTGTACCATTAGCCTCTGCAATTTCTTTAAATAATCCACCTTGTTCGTAAGGTATAATATTTACATTTTCTTTACCAGAGGTTGCGTTAATACGTACGCTTGAGTTAGGTGTTTTATATAATTCATATTTCTTTATTTCAGCAGGGTCAAGATCTCTATAGTCTTTTAAGAATGCTGGTTCTGTTAAACGTTCTAAGTTAACAAGTTCACGTTGTCTTTGTATAACCTCAAAAGCATCTATCTGATCTTCAGGATACATAGCATTATGCATCTCAGCAATCGTATGTGCTTTTTGTGGAATAGTACCAGCAGAACTACCAAACGTATCGTTAAAGGTTTCTAAATACTGAGGAGAAAACATAGGTGTTGTATTTACAGCATTAGGCACAGTTTTAATTGTAGTTCTAATATCTGTAAAATCTTCTAGTTGTGCAGTCTTTACTTTAGTAAAATCTTCACCAAAATTTGTAGCTATGCCCCACTTGTTGTTTTGACGTAGTGGATGGGATTCACCATTTTTGTTAGCTTCTACAGCACTGTTTAATGTATTTAAAACATCTTGATAAGCTAACCCATGTGGGTCTTCTACCTTACCAGTATATGCTTCTACTTTCTTTGCATATTCTGATTTAGCCCATCTAGCTACTTGTTTCTCACCAAACGTACCTTTAACACTAAGTTCGTTATTAATAAATGTTTCTAACAAACTTATATTATCTTTACCTTGACCATTACCAGCGTCAATAGTATTAGCAATATTCTGCAAGTTACCATCAGATGCAACAAGTACAGGAAAAGTATTTAGTTTGTCTTTAGTTAATAAACCTTTCTTAGCTAATTCTAATGCTTCTTGTTTTGCTGCTTTTAGTTGGTTTGAGTCTAGGTTCATCTCACGAAGAATAGTATCAATTCTATCGTCGTAGTTACCACTAGATAATTGATTAGCTTTTAGATTTTTAAATTGTGTTATCTGATCTTGAGTAAATCCTTCATCAAACTCAAACCCCCCTTCAGGTGTTAACTCTTCTAGTAGTTTGTCTGTTTGGTTTCTATGTGTTATCTCTAGTACTGTCTTTTCACGTCTGTACTTTGCGTTTTCATAGTCAGCTTTTTTCTGTTCTATTTCAGCAATGTCTGTTGCAAAATAATCACTGTAATAATACTCTTTACCATCAGCAAAGCTAGTAAATTTATTCTTGTCATTTTTAGCTTTCATCTCCCTAATCATGTTGTCTGTCATTAGACCACTGTCAGCTAGATTCTTAGCTATTTCTATTGCTTCTCTTCTTGCTGGACCATTTTGTACAAAAGGACCACGTTCATTTACATATTGTATAAAACAACCACCACCACCTTTTGAGTTTACACACTTAACAAAGTTAGATTGAGCGATTTGTTTACGTTGTGTATCAATCTCTTCTTCTCTTCCTGTTGTCCAACTGTTGTAAGCATCTTGTTGTAGATCTCGTTGTTTTTCATATATACCCTCTTCTTGTAAAAGTACAGGGTTTATACCTTTAAACTTTCTAAAAAATTCTCTGTTATATATAGCTTCAGCAGCTTTATATTCTTGGTAAGTTGTAGCCCCTTTTAATCTAGGGTCACCTTTAGGATTATATTCTGCAAGTCTTGATCTAGCATAAGCTGTTACAGCTCCTTGTTTCATAGCTGGGTTCATTTTTCTGAACTCTTCAGAAGTCCAGATGTCACCACCGTTAGATCTCCATGAAGCAGCAGCTTCGTCTATAGCTATACCATCTTCTACAATACCAGCTTTAGCTTCTCTATAAGCGTTAACTTCTTCGTCACTAAAACCATTTTCATAATACCACTCATAACCTTTAGCAATGTCCTCTTCTCGCTGTTCATCTTCGCGTTTTTTGAAGATGTCCCCGAGGGTTCCAGACATATTGGCTAGTAGCATCATATCTTTACCAGCATCCTGTGCTGCGTTTTTGTAATTACTTAGTTCTTGTGACCAGTAATTATTCATGCCCTCGTTGATTTCTTTGTAGCTATTAATTAAAGGAGCTACATAATCTTCGGACCTTTCAGGTTCAAAAGAACCGCCTTGAAATGAGTCTGTCATAATTTAAAACGATATATCGTATATTGGGTAATCCATAAATGAACCAGCGCCAAAATCAGGAAATGAGTTTACATTCATATCAAAACTACTAAATGTTCCTGAACCTCCAAATGGGTTACTGTTCAGAGCACCTCCAAAATCACTAAACGTACTTCCTGTTAAGCTACCTACGTCAGCATTGTATAAACTTCCAAGAGAAGGTACACCATCTCCTGTAGGTGCTCCCACATTTTTACCACCAAAACCTCCTGCTATAGAACTTGCTGCGCCTAACATAGCATTCATCATAACCATACCTGTGCCTCGTAATTCTGGAGGATTAGGTGCGATAGAAGGTACTGGGTTAAATGCTACTGAAGAGTATAAACCTCTACGAGCACTGACTTGTTTTCTTCTAATGTTTTCTACATTTTCTTTAAATTTTTCTCTAGCCATAGAAACACCAAAAGCTTGTCTACCAGTATATCTACCATAGGCAGCCATATCAAGAGTTTCACCTCTTCTAACTGACCTACCAGTTTGACCACTAGCTCTGCGTTTTCCTAGTTTCTTTGACACAAGTTCTCTAAACTTTGTTTCGTTTTGAGCTATAACTCTACCTTCTAAAGAACGTAAGTTAGATTGTGCTTTAGCATAACCACGTTGTGCAGCTAGATCATTTTCGTTTAGATCTATATTATATTTGTTAACTTTAGCGCTATAAATAGAAAGTTGTTGAAACCAGTTACGTTTACGTATTTCTATGGCACGTTCATACTCTCTAATTCTTCTTCGATTCTCAGCTTTAATTGCTTGGGCTTGACCTATGCCACCGAGAATAGCTTTACCCGCTCCGAGTATAGCTGATATTGCCACGGCAAAACTCCATAAATGATAATTGATTAGGTCCGTGTTTTAATTCCCGTAAAAATTTGAACCCTAGGAATCTGAGTAATTTTATATGAACTGTGTTTCGTTTATCGACGATGTTCCACAATAATTTTTCATTTCTTGAATTTACAAACTTTTTTGCTTCTCTAGCAAAGGTATGTGGAAACTCTAAAATAGCTGGAGTACATAGCATCCAAATCGCTCCATTTTCATAGACGCCTGCAATGCCACACATTTCATTTTTTGGATTCGTAAAATAAACTGAATCAGAGTTTTGTACTCCGACAACCAAAGCGTTTAAAGGGTCATGTCCATGACCTTCTACTACTTCTCGATAATCGTCAGGTAATAAATTAGAAGCTACACGAAGTGCAGCCTCTGTTGTTGCTGGGTGAATGTATTTACTCATTTAATTTGTGTTGTAATTTATCAATGGTATCTTGCATCCAAGATTCCCAAGGATTACCTAGGGGGATATTCATACCTTTATACATGCGGTTCTTTTTTAACCATTGCAGGTATATACGTATTTCTTGTTCGGTAAGGGTGATGTTAAACACGAGTGTAATTTTTGTTAGTGTATTTACCTTCCCATTGATACGAAACAATCGTAGCTGGTGAAGGGTGTTTTGATTTTACAGTAATTACTAGATTTTTATTTCTTTCGTAACAAGGTACTACTCCTGTTACATCTGGTACAAAACCTATACTGTTTGCATCGTATGCATCTGCTGGAGTTGATTCTACTTCCTGAGTAAATAAAGGCTTGCCTATTCTATTTACTTCTATTTTGTAAAAACCAACTTGTCCAAAATTAAATTTAACTCTATGTACTATTAGATCAGATCTTGTATCTCTTCTAGTAGCATTACCTGATCTGTAAGTAAAGAAGATTTTTGGTAGTTCTAATTCCATTTCAAATTGATATCCAATAAGAAATGTCTCTCCAGACCAGTTTCCTGTTATTTCTAAGTTAGAACCATTAATAGTTACGTCTGCAAATCTACCTAAATTAGTACCAGAGTCAGTATCGTAAGCTGCTATATTATTAGAACTTTCAAATCCTGTAGGTTTTGCAAAAGTAGTTTTGTTAGTTGTACTATTATAAGTTCCACCACCTGTAGTAACACTCTTACAATGATCTAAATGTATAGGATAATCTTCTCCGGCAGTTACAAAATGACCGTTATCATCTAGCTTAATAGAATATTTTAATAACTGATCTTTATTATTATTTCTTACTACTACATATAATGCATCATCTAACATACAGTGATACTGAATAGTACCTGTTAGAGTCCACTGAAACCATGCTTGTAGTATTCTTTCATTACCTGAAGTAAAGTATCTGTAACCATATAAAGTTGATGTATCTTCTTCACTAAATAATACTAATCCATTTTCTCTAGAATTAGATATAATTTTTAAATCTTTTTCAAATAGCTGAGATACAACTTTACTTTGTTCTACAACTTGTGGCTCACCTTCTCTTCTAACTTCCGACATTTCAAAAAATCTACTATACTTATTAGCATTATCTAAAAATCCTATAGTAGTTCCTAAATTAACTGGATTTGTTTTAAAATTAAAGTTGTAAGATGAAAGTCTATTTATTTTAGCAGTGTTTGGATTTAATATATCACTATCTGTAGTCAACATAAACTGTTGATTTTTTGTAAATATAACTAAACCTGTGTTAACCTGTATTGCATCAAAAACAATAGCTGGATATGTAGAACTACATGATAAATCAATAGGGTCTATGTTAGAGAATGTTTGTGCAGTTTTAGCCCAGAAATTAAAAAAGTTTCCCGGACGAGACATAATTACATTTTCATCACTAAGCATAACTAATCTATTTCTAAAGAATACCATCTTATTAATAGTCTTACCTACAAAAGAAGCTTGAGGATTAGTACCATCAGGGTCAGTATTACCTACCTGTGCACCTTCCCATGCTACTTCAGACAAAGTAAATGTTGTAGCGTTAGTTCTAACTAATTGTAATGGCATAGTAGAAGCATCAAAATTAATTTTATCTCCGGGTCTCACACATTCTTCCCATACTCCTTCACCATCTAAGCCATTGTTAGCAAAGAATTTTAAATAATAATCATCTTCTTCATTTGCACTATTAGCTACTTTTACAACAAATCCATGTTTTGATTGACGTGGTAAGTCATCTACAGTAAGAACCTCGCCAGCTACTACATTTATTAAATCACTAACTGGAGTAGAAGCATTAAATACATTTTGTTCAACACCATTTACTATATTAGAAGTTCGACTGAGATAAAGACCATTACCTATTTGTTGTACATTATTAAAATTTCCTGTAGCTAGTATTTCTGTTCTAAGAGCACCAAGTATAGATTCTGCTGTTACCGTTGTTTTAGTATCAAAAGCAGTAGGATTAGGTCTAATCAATCCAAGGTTAGCTTGCACTTGTGACGTACTAACTTCATCAACAGTTACTTTATAATAACCATCTTTCATAAATACATAGAAATGATCGCCCTCTTGCCATCCCTCACCGCCGTAAAGGAGGTCGTTTGTTGTGTTATACCTTGTCCTATACTCTACGTTTGAGCCACTTCCTACGGGCGTAGACTGCCCTGTAGTGGTGATTCTAAAATATAAGTTACTTCTACCTTGTACATTATTTAAAGCATAGTTTACATTTGCTGCTGAACTTTGTGTAGCTGACGCATCTGCTGTAAATGTAAAAGTATTAGCATCTACTACAGTTACAGTTTTAGTTGTATCAACTCCATTACCAGATAAAAAATCAAAATAAACTGAATCACCAGTTGATAGAAAATGACCATTACTAGAAATAGTAACAGTAGTTCCTGACTGCGTGTAAGTTCCTCCGTATAATTTACCGTAAATATTTGCTAAATAACTGTAATCAGTAACACTATTAGTTCCATTAGATAATTCACCACCTATAGCATCATTATCAACTAAAGTAGCTCCGCTAGTTATGTCAAATATTCTAGTTCCTACATTAGGTGCAAGATCATCGGAACCTTGGTTTGCATCTTCATCACATCTAGTGCTATTAGTAGGTCTATTTGCATGGATATCCATATGACCATCGCTAGTACAATAGTTATTACTTGATCTAACTAAATCCACACTAATTCGTGTAGCTGTTGATACAGCAGTTGTAGCTGTAGAGTCAAATAAATTTAAAGAATATTGAGATGCATATTTTATTGTTTTTAATTCAATAAATACTTCTGGAGGTCTTAGAGGTTCTATAGTATTAGACATAGCAACAGTCTTAGTTCTGTTTGTTAAGAACGTAAAATCGTTGATAGTTAGTGTCTGTATGTCTTCATCATTACTATGTGTTAAGTAATTAGCCATAGCTGTTGTAGAACCTGTAACAGTCATTTCTGAACCATCACTACATTTCCACATATTTATATCGCCAGTTCTACTGACTTGACCTACATACTGTTCATTTTCATCTCTGTAGTAATGAAACCATCTACCATTAGTAGTTGAGTTGTTTGTCCCATCACTAAGAGAAGCGACTAATTTTCCACCGGGACGTTTAAGTAAACCATGTGTTACATCAGGTAAAACATTGTTTGCAACATTAACCTGTCCCGGAACTTTTAGTTCATCTGGCTGTTGAGAAACGCCACCGGTTAATGTAGGTACTAATTGTGTAACACTTGCCATTATCTAATTAATGCTTTGTAAGGTTGATAGGCGTCGTAGCCTTGTTCTTCTCGGAATCCAAAGAAACTATGATCTCCTTGTTGAGTATCATATTCTAGAACGTTTGCTCTGTTTTGTGCTTCCTGAGTTTGTAATAATCTAGCTAGGTTAGCATCACCAACTAATTGTGTAGCTGCTCTAGTAGCTGCTCTAGATATTATATATCTTTGAAACGCAGAAGGTATATCTTCAAAATCATACAAGTAAGTAGCGTCTACTAATACATCGTTTGAAAACTCAAATGTATGATTTACTTTGTCATATAACTTACCTTCTCTTTTTACAACATCAAGATTTCTAGTTATCTGTCCATCATGTATGTCGTAACGTAACATGTTAGTAGGAATACTAATGTGTTTATTTACATCAGGAACAATTTTAACATGTTCCTCAGTGTTAAAATGCCACCCTTCATTTAATACATCTTTAGTAACTTCTACTAATAAATTATATATAAATGCTATTTCTGGGTTTGTACTAATCAATGCACCTGAACTGTTTTTTAATTGTGTAATAGGTGATTGACCTATGCTACCCAAGATAGAATTAACTGCGGATAGTTCGGTATCGGTTGCTATTGGTGTAGTCATAAGTAAAAAAAAGGGGAGCCGAAGCTCCCGTATAGAAAAATAAATTAAGCGTTTGTTGGGTAGTTGTCACCGAACGCAGCGTTACCAGTA